GTCCACCATAAGTCTCCCTCTACAGGGCTAATTCTTTCTGGATTTATAGAATCTCTAATGCGTTTTTTATATTTAAAGAAACCCTGAAGAAGCAAAAAGAATTTATGAATGCGAAGGTAGTACCGCAGAAGAGGGTTACTTTAAATATAAAAAACGCATTAGAGATTCTATAAATCCAGAAAGAATTAGCCCTGTAGAGGGAGACTTATGGTGGACCAATGATATCTTAAGTTTGAAATTTAAAGAATTTTTTGTTCCACTAAAAAATACAAAATATTACATACACATTGACTTGGCTAAGGGTAAAGAATCAGGTGACTATTTAGGATTTGCAATGGGTCATGCTGTTAAAGATGTAAATGTAAAACTTAGCGAAGATTATATAAAATCCTTGGTTAAAGCTGAAGGATTTAGCGTTCCAAAAATATTAGAACAAAAACAACCTGCAGTAATTATCGACTTAGTATTACAAATTCGTGCCAGACCTGGGCAAGAGATCATATTTGACGAGATAAGGCAATTCACTCAAAGTTTACATAAAGCTGGTTTTCAAATAGATATGGTCACTTTTGATGGTTGGCAGTCCGTCGATAGCATACAGATATTAAAAAAAGCAGGAATAAAAGCTGAAGTTCAATCTGTCGATAGAAACACAGAGGCCTATGATACCATGAAAGAACAGATGTATAAAGGTCTTTTTGATATATATGAACATCCAACTTTTATTAGAGAATGCGAAGAATTGATACGTACTCCTAGAGGTAAAGTAGATCATCCTGAAATGTCCTATAGACGATCAATCGAAGAGGGCAGAATGGAAGGATCGAAAGACGTATCTGATGCAGGGGCTGGTTGCTCTAAACTTTGCATAGAAAATGCTAAATCTTCTTTTACCGTTGGGATAGCTGGTAGCCTCAATAAAAATAATTCTAGGGCTGTAAGGCTTCCTAACGAGACTGAAAATGAGAAATTAACATTTTACGGTCAGCGTCCTAAGTAACCAAGGAGGTTCACTATGTGGTGTGATAATTGTGATAGACTTAGTTATTCTAATAAAACTACCATTAGGATAACAAAAGATGGCAGAGAAGTGATCGTACAAAAATGTGCAAATTGTGAAGCTACAATTGAAAGTGAACATAATAAACTTGGTCCACCATAAGTCTCCCTCTACAGGGCTAATTCTTTCTGGATTTATAGAATCTCTAATGCGTTTTTTATATTTAAAGTAACCCTCTTCTGCGGTACTACCTTCGCATTCATAAATTCTTTTTGCTTCTTCAGGGTTTCTTATATAATCATCTATAAAATCTTCTTTAGTTCTCTTAGGATTCCAATCCCATGTGGCAGCTTTAACTCTAAATGTTTTTTCTTCTTTTTCTGCTTGATTATAACGGATCATCATGAAATCGTTATCATCACGTTTGTAGGACAAAAGAAGTGTTTTACGTTTTGCACCGAATCTAGTTTTTTGAGTTGAGGTCAAAGCCTTATATAAATTATTAGCTTTACCTGGATCAAACTCACCCACTTCATCAAATATAACAAGGAGCAAATTTAAACCTTCACCAGTATATTCTTCACTGTCTAGTGAGTAGGCTGTGATACCTTTTGGAAATTTTATTTCTTTTGTTAAAATATCTCTTTGTAGATTAAGGCCGTTTTCTTCAAACCAGTTGTTGCCTGTTTTTGGATTACGAGTACTCTTTACCATTGTTACAAAATTTTTAAAGAACACATCTCTAGCAAGACGAGCATTAATTGAAACATTCGCAATATCAATCGCTGATTCAGGACTAATGGTTTCGTTGTCATTTAATCCTAAAAATCGCTGTGGGTTTCTCATACAAAGTAATTTATAAATACAGTATGTAAGAATCTTGGCAATCGTTCTATCTTTTCCTCCACCCTTACCTATAAGAGCGATAGCCTCTGTGTACTCTGTTTCCCACTTACTTTTATCTTTTCCTAAGACTGCATCAACGAATACTTGCTGCTGCGGATAGCAGGGCTCATGTAAAAAATCTTTAAAAAAAACTATGGCACTCACTGGCTGGTGTTCCCATAATTCGTCGTTAATTTCTAGGGATTCACCCTGTGCTCTAATAACATCTTGTACAAATTTTATATGATCTTTTTCCATTAGTTGGAAGAAGCCTCATCTATCAAGTGAATATTTCTCATGTCTCTCGATATTCTTTTTCTAAGCTCTGGATCATGAATATGTTTTTCAAGAATTAGTGTGACTTGATTTACGTAGTAAACCACAATTTTTGTGGGCTCTCGATTGGTCTTGATTTTGCCCTCTAATTTGGCTTTTAGATCAATAAGTTTTATCAAAGAATTTATAAATGTTGCTAACTTGTTACCATCAATAGGTTTAGGATTACCTTTTTTATCCTTTGTAGTAATCTCTGCAAACTCATAAAGGTGTCCTCTGACTACATTTATCTCGTTATCTAGGTTTATTAATTCTGTGGGATCTTCCTCGGAAATTCCTTCAAATTGCTTTATGATATCTTTGTTCAGGTATTCGCCAGCGGAAAAGTTCTTCTTAGGACGGCCTGTAGACGCACCACCATGTAACTTACAACGACCAGTGCCTACGTGGTCGGTTGCCCAACCAGACTTTTGAGTGCAGTAATCGCCAGTTTTGGTGCGTGAATTGCAGGTATCGGTGGGGTCTTTCTTGGGGGGTAAAATCTTGCCAGTTTTCTTAGAAACGTCTAATTTATCACTTTTTGCCATAAATACAATGTCCCTCCTTACTAAGGGACCAAATAGGGCAAAAAGCAGGGTTTTTTTGAAAAAAAATTAACTTTTTTTCAATTTTTTTCTAATTTTATACTTTTTACAACTTTTTCATTCAATTTTATCATATTACGTAGTTTTTTAAGGCCCCTGTCGTATCGTTCTTCGACTGACTGTCTAGCAATACCAAGCTTTTTAGCAATTTGTCTGAAATTCAGTCCGTTATCGCCCCTTAGACCGAATTTCAGACTAATTACCTCTCGTTGTCCCACTGTAAGTGATTTAAAGCCCTCAATTACAGCCTCTAAAAGCACTTTCTGGTAGTCATTTAGATCATGGACCTTTTCTTTGTTATCCTCTATCATTTGGTCTATGATCATCTTACCGAAAGCACTTTGAGCGTAATATGGTCTTCTCTCAAGTTTCTGAAAATCTACTGTCGTAATTCTATGTCTCACCATGACTGCCCCAATTACTCTTTAGACTCATTAAAGGTGTCAGTATCATGAATATTTTGTTTATCATAACCGTCCAATTCCCACACCCGTTCTGCTAATTTAAATGCCTTAAATAAAGTTGCCTCTGTTCTTGTAAGAGGACTACGCAAATCTTTTAAAGTTTGGTCTAATTCGTCTAGTAATACTTTTTTCACTATGTCAATATTAGCCCCAAGAGTGGGCCATCCACACATACGAAGTACTTTATATTTTTTTAATCGTCCTATAAACACAGGAAAATATTTGCTCTTAGTGGCTACCGTTGTGTTTATCCAAAATCCAAAGAATCGTTTTATGGCACTAGTAGGACCAGGTATATGAAATCCTAATTTTAGCCATTCTATATATTGGTATGTAGCAATTTTTAAAAGATCCCGCTCTCGTTGTAAGTTTTTATAACGATACACATATTTATTGACGGTTCCAATTAACCAGTTCCAACCGTAATCATCTACTAATTCATCTGTCACCTCTTTTTTATCTGAACTTGCATACTTCTTTCCTCCGTATTGAAATTGGTCCACTACGAGATCTAAAAAAGTCTTACTCATTATCATACCCTCCCTTTAAATTTTTTAACTTCAGTTAACGCAAACCAATCCGCGTCTGATTCTCTAGGCCGAAATCGATAAGTATTAATACCGCGTCTTAGTTCATCTGTCATTTCTAAAATCGTCTGCCTTATCTTTCAATTGTAAGATATGACGAAATTCATGAAACATTAAAAATAAAGCATTGTCCTGAGTATTTTCTAAATGTGGTAATCCCCAGGCGTCTGCAACTCTGTTAAAATCTCTCATCCAAGCTTCGTTTGCCATATGAATATCATTTAGATCCATGCCAGGTTTTCCCCATATCCCAAAAAACCAAGAATTTCTAACTATGTCTCTCTTGTCGGAATCTTCTTTATAAATATCTACGTAAAAATCAATGGAATAGTTTGACTCTAGATATTGTTTGCCTTGTACCAAAGTTTGTTTAAATTCTCCGTTGTATTCTTTTAAAGCAACCTTTCCTTTAAACATCCAAGGTGTTAAAGTAGCACAGCCACTTATAAGACTCACACAAAAAATAAACACCATTAAAGTTGCTAATATCGATTTATTCACAAATTTCTCCTTATGTTAAATTAAATATCTATTCCCTCTTCAAGTTCGTCAGGAGTATATGATTCATCTGCGTCTATCGGTTGACGAAATCCAACTGGTCTTACTTTCTTCTCTCCCACCTTTTCTATATTTTGTTCAAAGTGCTGTTGTTTTAAAATAATTTTTTCGTCTTTATTAAGTGAACGTGTTTCTATAGCAGTAATAATTGCAGTGGTTACTAGCTCTTTTACATGTGCTCCTGTATAGCCAGCTGTTTTTTCAGCTATTAAATCTAAATTAATATCATCTAATATGCAATCTCCTATGTGATATTTAAACATTTTCTTACGATCTTCTTCTGAGGGTTTAGGTATTTCTATTATACGATCAAATCTGCCAGGTCTATTTTTTAAAGCTTCCTCAATTTTTTTAGCATCATTAGTAGTTGCAATTGTAACTATGTATTCATTTTCTATAAGACCGTCTAATTGATTCATTAATTCACCAAGCAGGCTAGCATTTGAATTAATCTCTCGATTACCACCATATAAATCAAACTAACTTTATAGAAACCCTTGTAAAATTAACTAACAAATTCAAAAAAATTATAGTAATAACACACACCCCCGTAAAGGATTATTTCAAGCAGGCTATACAGCTTAAGAAAAATAATGGTATTTCCACTATTGACAAATCTAGCTTGAGATGGTATAATAGTACTAGTGAAAAAATAAGTGGAGGTATAAATTGAGTAAATCTAAAAACAAGATACCTACTAAGAAACAACTGTTATCGTTGCTTAAGAAATATAACTATGTTAAGCAGCATGTGGCTGATACTCAAGGCGTAGACGAAAAGACTGTTCGACGTTGGTGTAAGCATCATGGTATAGACGTAGACTTTGAACGAAAGAAATATATTCTTGAGTACGAGTTTACAAATGTTCTTCCTAAAGATGTTGCTAAGAAAAGCCCGTTGAACGATGATAACACACGTGTACTGCCAGGGAGTGATACTGAAGAAATGACAGATGAACTAAGACGCGGTATTAATACTTATCGATTTCGGCCTAGAGAATCAGACGCGGATTGGTTTGCGTTAACTGAAGTTAAAAAATTTAAAGGGAGGGTATGATAATGAGTAAGACTTTTTTAGATCTCGTA